TCATAGGGTTCTTTTTCATCTCCTTTTCGATATCAAACTTCCCCCAATTCTCTGCAAGATCACACATGACAGCAAGCCACTTGACGTGCTCCTCGTTGTCAGGTTTGAACGCCGCGACAAACTTGGACGTTGTCGACATTTTTAAAACTAAATGTATTCTTTTTAAGCCGCGAGCGCACCACACGCTCCGCAGAACCCATCATCCCGACGCACAAATAGGAGCCATAGAACAATAAGAATAAGCGCATATAGAGTAAGGTCCTGGGTCTTCATCTTTTACTCTTCGTCTATATTTTCTTCCTCTTCCTCGTCTTCCCCGTCTTCCGGCTCTGAAGATTCGTACTCCTCGTCCTCTTCTTCTGAAGAGTCAAGGTCCGATTCCTCATCCTCTTCGTCCTCGTCTTCGTCCTCATCGGTTGGGACGTAATCGTCGTCCATTTCAATCTTTATGAACCCATCATCAAAGACCTGAAACCCCAAGTCGTCTTCGAGATCCGTCTTGAGTATTTCAGCAATCGAGTCAGAGTCTATTTCATACGTATCTTCCTCGTAGCGCCATATTTTATCATCAGATTCGCTCAGGTACCTGATGGTGAAAATGTTCTCGTTCCTGTCTACAATCTTTGCAAGGAGAGGAACTGGCTTACGAGCCCCGACGTCTGTCCAGACGCGGATAAGGTGACCAACGTTCACCGCCATCTGTTGTTGTTTGTGTCAACTCTTTTTATCTGTGATTTTACGCGTTTACAGGTACATACCACCCAGCTTGACCTTGTAAAGTATCTTGCGTGCACGAGGCTTGCGTACGGGCTTCCCGCCGAAAAGCTTGGCCAGACCCATGTTACCACCTGGGCTCACCATGTGCTTGCGTGGGCGGCCAACTGGACGCTTGGGCTTGTGGCCCTCCTCCAGCTCGGTGAGGTATGCACGGCGCTTCACGGGCAGAACGCGCACACCGCGCACACGTGGCTTATACTTGCCACGGGGCTCACCGTAGTTCGAGCGAACGCGCCGATTAAACTTGGGGCGAATCGGGCTGGGGATGGCAACGTTCCCGTGAACGTATTTAGTGTTCACGGTAGAGCCAGCTGGGTTCTTGTAAAACTTCGCAGCGGGGTTATATAGCTTCCCCTTTTCAGTCTCGGAATAGTACTTTCCGGTCGCGGTCTTGTAAATGACGCGGCGCTTCGTGTTGAGGAAGCGGGTCGGGGACGCGTGAACGGGCTTGCGGCCTCGGGGCATTTTTTGTACTATTTAATAACAAAAATTTAACGAGGGGTCATGGATCGGAGAAGGGCATCAATGCCTGCACCCTGGCCAGCCTTGGCACGGGCGGGGCGACCGCGACGGGGCACGATGCGCATACCAGCCAGACCAATACGGGCACCGGGGCTCACAAGGTGCTTCCGGGGACGGCCGGGGCCACGGCGGGCCTTGGGGCTGAACATGGCCACCAGGGCACCCGCCTTGACGCCGGCATAGGCACCACGCTTCACGCCACGGTTCTTGCGAACCTTGCGGGTGGCCTTGGGGCGGATCGCGGTGGGCACGCGCGCCTTGGAGTTGGTCAGAGTACGCACGGTACCGCCTGGGCTCTTGACGTACGCCGCCTTGGGGTTGTACGCCATACCCTTGTCGGTCTTGACGACGTACTTGCCATCTGCAGTCATCATAATAACTCTGTGTTTTTTGTTGAGGAATTTCGTAGGAGCTTTGGGGACGGCAGGACGACCGCGAGCCATAGTTGGTACTTTTTACCGAGATTTTTTTAGAGCTTAGAGAAATTGTCCCACTGTACAGTATGAGCGTCTATATCATAGTCAACCTAGAGAATGACAAAGCGTATATAGGTCAGACGCGTGGACCACTTGATGTGCGTTTCAAACAGCATTGTGAAGTAAACAGGGCAACAAAGTCCATAATATCACAGGCAATAAACAGCTACGGAAAGGACTGCTTTTATATGGAGCCACTTTGGGAATCTCCTGGATGTTCACAGGAGGAACTAGACGCCAAAGAGATTGAACTTATAAGGGAATATAATACGCAAGCACCCAATGGTTACAACATAACAACAGGTGGGAGAGGTATGATGGCACCTTCTGAAGAAACTCGGCGAAAGATGTCAGAGTCTGCTCGGAAAAAGTTTCTGGAAAATCCAGAGCTTCGTGAAAACTTGTCTAGGGGTGTGTCTGAACGTAACAGGTCAGAAGATGTGAGGAGACGACACTCGGAAACTATGAAACAGAAATACAAAAATGATGAAAACTTTCGAAACCACGTGAATACAATGAATGGCAAACGTATAGTAACAAAGGAAGCGATTGAAAATGCACGTCGAGGACTCATCCGTTCAATAGAAGAACACCCCGAAAGGTTCAGAAAGATTTATATGTTCGACAAGCACAGAAAACGCATGGAGACGTTCACAAAATTAGCGGACGCGGAGCGTGCTGGATATAATAGGGGATCGGTAGTTCGTTGTATTAAATCTGGTGCGCTATTCAAGAAAGAGGTCTATTTCTCATACTCTTCAACCCTTCCACCTGTTTCCGCAGCTTAGACAACAAAAAAAATTCGTCTGAATACGGAGTCAGAAACATACTCAAAAACGCATACACAACATACATAATACGCACCATAGGTTCGTCTGCCGACCGCGTCTGTGCAGAAGTGTACGTGACCTTGCTCTTTTTACATTTGCGACAGGTGAACATTCCTACATATTCTGCATCCATTGCTGCTTGAGCCTGTTCCTTGGCGAGCTCCTTGGCGCGCACCTTGAACATGGAAGCTGCCCATGGTCCCTCGGGCCACAAGACCTCGGCGGGGTACTTGGCAAGTTGACGCACATCAAGCTCCTTGACCACGAGTCTATGTGCCAACTGATTTGCGAGACCAAGCGTGACTCGAACCTGGTCACCTTCAACAACCTCTGTAGACAAAGACACGTAGTTGGGTCTCTGAAGTTCAGTGACGAGCCAACCTAATTTGGTCTTGTATATCCGCCTGAACTCTGGGTTTTCCCATGATGCATCCTTTCCCCGATAACGGGCACTTTGGACTGACCAATTCAAGAGACTGATTTCTGCATTTTTCGCGAGCGTCCCAATGTGCTTTCCGAAGGTCGTGCGTGCGTACTCGCGCAAGGGGTGGTTCATGAAGACCAAGTACGCAGTACTTGTGATAAGAGGCTCGTGTTTAAGCTTCACCTAAGCTACTGGCTCTTGGGTGAGACACGACACGTTTTTTTTTCATTAAAAAGCGTTAAAAACATATGACGCTTTTCGAGTATGTACCCAATCGTAACCTGTTCGATACACAGGCGAGGCACGGCGTGTAACACGTGTCGTCGGTGTGCTGAACAGAACCTCCTCAAGTCTCTTCTTTTAGAGGCAAATCGTCAAGGAATACACGCGAGGTGTCTCGCCCGATGGATACACCGAAAGTACGGTGATTTCATCGTTCGTCGGGACTTGTGTGGCGGCGGTCTCGGAACGTCCTTACCGTGTGTCATGTGTCGCAAAACGCTTGATCGGTTTGCTGTTCAGTGGCGTGCGCACATAGGAGACAGGTGGGTCAGAAGTACAGACCCGGACGTACCCAAGTCCAGACCGACGCATAGACAAGGAATAGTTTTTTCTAGGAGAAAGTAATGGTGCGAGAGTTTGCGAGTCTTGCCCTCGGTCTTCTCATTGCATGGGGTATCATCGCTTTCGTCCCCGTACGCAAACAAGTATCCACTTTTACCAGTCTTCAGCCATGGCCACTCGAGCTCGATGACTCGAACCTTATGCTTATCGGCGTTGGTCTCGCATCACAAAAACCATCCAAGCCAAGTGTTATGGACACAAGTCCTGCACCTGCACCAAAAACAGTGGCTATTATGACTCCCGCTTCCGCCAGCCCAACGCCCCATATGGCGCACGCCACCAGCCCAATGCCTATGGCCATGGCCTCTGCTCCATCACCTATTGCCATGTCCCCTTCTCCAGCACCTGTGGCCATGGCCTCTGCTCCATCACCTATTGCCATGTCCCCTTCTCCAGCACCTGTGGCCATGGCCCCTACACCTGTTTCGATGATGAGCCCAGCACCACTGACGATTGTGCCTTCTCCTTCCTCTTAATTCCAAGAGCGCTTTCCAGTTTCGACTCGGAGCGTGCAAGAGGTTTTGGTCGTTTAAGTCGTAAAGTTTCCGTCTCTGCTGACGACGTTTCAATCGCCTTGAGTTTTCCAGACGCTTGAGCCGTCCCACTTGCTTTTCCAGGAACGTTGAGTGGAGCACTCGTCGCTTCACCTCCNATAATTGGAAAATAGAGCTTTTCAAAAGGCCAATAGACACGGGGAGGTTCCACGTTCCCTCCATATGAACGAAACTCTTCAATCGTCATAGTGCCCCCAAAACACTTGAGTGCTTCTCGTTTTGGGGCTGAAAAGAGTTCAACATACTTCCCGAACGTTTTGCGTCTCATGAGCGCAATAAATGACTGAATCTCACCGTTTCGAGACGTACCCATATTCTTAGCATAGGCCTTCATACACGCCCACGAACAAAAATTGCCCATACACGAAAAGCGGTCCAACTTATCGTCATATCTGATGGGAAGGTGGAAACATGGGTGTTGCGGGAGACTGTGTACACACCACCAGCAAACCAATGAGTCCCGCAGGGACTCCCGTTCTCGATCTGCGCCCTCTGGACTTTGGCTCATTTACACTTAAAATACTGAAAATCTTTAATAATAGATATGCTTTTGTCAATTGATTGTGGAATTAAGAACCTTGCCATGTGCCTTTTGGATCCCGTGACAAAGAAGATTCGTCAATGGGACGTCTCGGGGGTTCCTCCACAACACTCGGCAGGTCTATTTCCGTGTATGGTGAAACACCTGGATTCAAAGCCGTGGACGCTCGAAGCAACCACTGTTGTGATCGAGAAACAACCCGATCGGAACAGAAGTATGAAATCTATCGAAAATCTTTTACACACGTATTTTCTGATCAAAGGCAAAGAGGTGGTTATCTGGGACGCGCGGTTCAAGGTCCCCGATTGTGCAGGGACGGGCAAAGCTATGTATGATAAGCGCAAAAAGACGTCCGTGAAACGTGCACGCGAGTTTATCGAAGGCACGGAGTGGGTCTCGTTTTTTGACGCGCACAAAAAGAAAGATGATCTTGCAGACACGGTTATGCAAGCCTTGTCATACATAGACCGTAAGGTGGTCGAGGCGCCCAAGAAGGCGAAGAAAATGGTTCCACGGAAACCTACAGAAAATCAGGCGCGTACAAAGTACTCGAAAGCGAATCTTGCATGGTTGGTGAAGACCAACGCCAAGCAGGATGCACGGTTTACAAAAGACCTCAAGAGGTACTATACGTCAATTGATGAATTAAAATCTGAGTTTAACATATAAATGGCAAAGACGGTTACCATCGTCATTATTCTAGTTCTCTGTGTAACACTCGTTGGATTATACTTTGGGAACGTCTTGTGCGGAATGGCACCATGGGCCGGTAAAAGTTGTCCTTCACCAGTAGTTGCGGCCCCAGTTTCTTCATGTGTTGCAGACGGGTCACAGAGTGTTGGTTCACCTGCTGGATCTGATTGCTGTTCGGGAAATGGCGCGAGTTCGACAGGGACGTGTCTTCCAGTCAGTGCGCCGGCACCTGTAGCACCAGGACCTGCTGCTCCCGTAGCAGGACCTGCTCCCGCGTCACCTCAATCAAGTATTGGGGCGCAAATAGAAACTCTTGCTCCCGTAGCAGGACCTGCTCCCGCGTCACCTCAATCAAGTATTGGGGCGCAAATAGAAACTCTTGCTCCTGCATCACCTCATTCAAATGTTGTGGCAACGATGGAAACCCGGGGTGTAACAGATACAAGACCTCGTGGCATGGTACGGTTCACAAAGTGATGTAATCAACATCAACTTCTGGTGACCCACGCATTGATCAAGCCAATCTCAAGAATCAGACACCAAGTCCAGAAGTAACGATGAGTGGCGGGTCTGTACAGCCACAATAAGTGTTCACTATTTATTTTTTTAAAAATATAGAGTATGGTGAAATACCTGAACTTTGTGATTATCAGTTTGCTGATTGTCATCCTGTACTTGATATACACGCGTCAAGCAAGTTTTATGGATGTTGTTCAGAACGCAATGAATAAGGCTGGATGCGTGACCGTACCGGGTGATTGCCCAGCGGGTTCTACGGCATTTGGGGGGTTGTTGTGTCAGAAAAAAGGTCCTTTTGGTAATATGATGGTTACCGGGGCGCGCCCCATGAAGACAACGTGTTCCAGTCCAACTGCAACCGCTCCCGCTCCACCCAAGTGTGTGACCGTACCCGGTAACTGTCCTCCCGGAACTCAGCAAAATGGAAACGTGTGTCAGAGAAAAGGTCCTTTCGGTATTATGGTACCTACCGGGCCCCGTCCCATGGTGACCAAGTGTTCTTAAATCAACATCAACTTTTGGTGACCCACGCGAACCTTCGTATCCACATGGATGGTGTGACCAGCCGCCTGGAGAGCCCGGCAAAACGCCACGTCCTCCGAGTTCATGTCGACTAGGGCGTCTACTTTTTGTAGGTCACCCCAGAACCACGGGTACTTGAGATCCTCAACAACACCCTTGCGAATCATCATCCAGCCCATTCCGGTGTACGCAACGGGTACGTACTGCGGTGTTCCGACAATGTCATCGGGACGCATAAACTTGAACGTCCCCGTCTTGACGAAAAAGTCCTCGTTCCACTCCTTGACGGTTGCAAAGTGCTGTAAGTCCTCCATCATATATAGACCTGCGGTGACGTCGTGAGGACTCTCGAGTAGTGCAAAAAAGTCCTCGGGTTTGAATACAATGTCAGAGTCGATCCACATCATGACGTCGTAGTCCACCTGTCCCTGAAATGGCTTCTGGTCAGGACCCTTCAGAACGTCACCGCCAAGGCATTTCGCTCTAGCGAAATGGACGACACTCGAGTACTGCTGAGAAATCATAATCTGATGTCCTCGTGCAGATGCTTGCATCAGGAGATCAGACCAGGCCAACAAAAACTCGCGCGAGTATTGACGACCGGGCATACAGAAGACAACCTTCATTACTGTTATATTGAAAATTGCTTTTAAGTCGGTGAAAAAAAAGTTTGGTAAAAATAGAAATGGACGCCCTACCGTCAGGGGGAGGGGGTGCAATACTCATGCTTGCGTTGGGTATATGCGCCTTCGTGGTTTTCATTGCAATATTCGTAATCATAAAACGAACAAATCAGAAGGTGTCCACTTCCCCATCACCTCTCATAGACCCGAATATGGGGAACATTGTAAGTTCCAGTACGACGACCAACCCTGACGGAACTATAACTACCGTTTCCAAAGACGATAAAGGGAACACTCAGACGACAAATGTATCAAACAATGGGACGGCGACAACAACCGTCACGAATTCTCAAGGGAAGCAGATATCAAGTTCTAGCAATTCAAATCAGGTTATGCAAGTTCTCAAAGACCCGTTGACATGGGAAACTATGGGCGCTCAAGCTGCACTTGAACTTCTCATAAAATCTCCAAAGATTTTACAGAAGCTCTCGGCAACTGCGAGCAAATTTACAGCAAAATTAGGTGAAGTCCTCGTTCAAAGAGTAGCTGAAAAGGACGCAATGCACGTTCTTAAAGGTGCAGGTGTCAAGATTGGTGAGAACGCAGCGGAAAAGGCGAGTGAAAAGGTTGCTGCAACTGTAACAAAGGAAGCTATTCAAGCGGAGGCTGCTGCCGATACGGGACCAGGGGCACCTTTTGTAGAAATCGCGGAACAGGCTTTTAACGTACTGAGTGGAGCTATGGACGGTCTCAATCTTGGTGGATTTTCAAACGCCACAAACATGACACTCATCAACTCTATGAAGAGTGAAATTGATAGTCAGTTCAAAACGGCGTTCACGGGCCAAGGTGTTGATTTTCCAGTTATAACCGGACCTTTTGACATTCTTGACCCAAATGTGTTCCAAACAAATTTGACGAGCAAAGTGACGGATATTTACAAACAAAAAGTGGCTGACATTCAAACAGGGTGGACAAACGGAACAATTGCAAAACTTCCAAGCGGTTCAACAAGTGATGATTACGTAAACTACTTTAACGACCATATAGACATGGATGCATGCTTTGACCAGGCCACGAGACAATATTGCTCCAACCTTGGTGGAACATATATGAAACACCCGACATCAAGTAACATGTATTGTTCGTATACTCAAAGTCAGTGTTCTGCAAAATGGCCAATGGGTCCCGATGACACGTACTACGAGTGGAACAAAACTGATAATGCATGTGAAGTTCGTCCAAGTTATATGCGTACCTATTGTGAAGGTCTAGGACTTGGCGTGACATATAACAAGGATACCGGGTCGTGTAACCTCACATCACAGTATTGTGGCCGATACGGTGCCGATGAAGGTCTTAAGAATGGCGACTGTGCAT